GATGCGATGGTTGTTAGCATCCGCTACATAAACATTACCGCTGTTGTCTACGGCTACACCGTAGGAGTATTGGAACTCGCCGTCGCCACTACCCCGACTGCCCCACTTGGTTAGAAAGATACCGTTGCTATCAAACTTCTGGATGCGATGGTTGTTAGCATCCGCTACATAAACATTACCGCTGTTGTCTACGGCTACACCGTAGGAGTATTGGAACTGACCGTCGCCGCTGCCATCGCTGCCCCATTTGGTTAGAAAGACACCGTCGCTATCAAACTTCTGAATGCGATGGTTGAAAGTATCCGCTACATAAACATTACCGCTATTGATTTTGTCCATGGCTATATCGCCGGGGTACTGGAACTCGCCATCGCCGCTGCCCTCACTGCCCCATTTGGTCACAAAAACACCATCGCTATCAAACTTCTGGATGCGAGAGTTAAGAGTATCCGCTACATAAACATTACCACTGCTGTCTATGGCTATACCAGAGGGTTGTTGAAACTGACCGTCGCCACTACCCCGATTGCCCCATTGAGTATGGTAATAAGGGGCTGCTTCGAGCGCGAGCGCCGGAAGCAGCGTGCTTCCGCCCATCACCAGCAAAACCATGAACGTAACGGTAGCTGTCAAAAAGACAATCGGATTGCGCTTTTTCATACAGAACCCACCTTTGGAACGATGAAGATATGAAAAGAAAAGACAACTGAGGAGGATGGGCAACCAAGTGAAATGGGCGCTTGACGTTTCGCCCCATCCGGCGTATCCTGAAAACGTGATTGTTTTCTGTGACGATTACTGAGGGGGAAGGGTGGTTCATGCAGATCTGTGCTCACTGTGGGCAGACATATTGTGGGCAGACGTACACGCCCAAGCACTCCAACAGCGTCTATTGCACGCCCAAGTGTTTAGTAGCGGCTCACAGGGCTAAACAGCCAACAGCGGCGCTCACAGTGGCTTGTGTGGTCTGTGGGAAGGAATTTGAAGTGGGCGGGAGCGGGGCGTTGTTTTGCTCCCTTAGCTGCAAGGCCTGGGGATAACCCGGCGCTGATTTTCACAGTTTGCACTTTCCCGACGCTGGTGATAGAGTGCCAACCAACAACTGAATAAATACAGAACGAGCAGACGCTACAAACGTCTACCCGTTCCTGAGTCAAACCGACGCAGTGGCATCGGCAGACCTGTGGAAGATTCTACCAGAATCCCCGCATCGACGCACATAGACACCCCATCGGTTATCCGGTGGGGTTTTTTGTTACCCTGCTCACGTGAGCCAGAAAGTAATGCCTACAGCGGCCAGGGCCAGTATGGCACCTATGGCAACCAGCAGCACAGGGTTGATACGGTTTTTTGTGGCAGCCTGCACCTCTTCTTTCAGGCGCTCGAGGTGCTGATCCTGAGCAGCGAGTTGAGCAGCCAGGCGCTGCTCTTGTGTGGTGAGCTGCTGGGCCTGTGTGGTGATTTGAGCGCTCTGCTCTGCTTGTGTGCTGGCCAGTGTAGTGATTTGGCTGCTCATTGATTGCAGGTAGGCGGTATTATCGGCCAAGCGCTGCATTGCCTCTGCTTGCTGCTGCATTACAGCAAACGGTGCCGGCAATTCTGGCTCAGCACCTGGCTCTGGCTCAAGGGTGAGATTATCGGGCAATGGCTCTGCCTGCTCGAGCTCAACCTCAATCTGCTCATAGGTGAGTTGCTGCTGGCTGAGCCAATTGATTGCCTGCAATGCGTAAACGTCGCGAGTCGAATATAAGCGAGGTTTACCCTTGCCAGGTGAGGCAGCCGGGCTGAGATACTTTGCAAACCGATCAGAGTACCGTCTGATTGTGGCAGCGCTGCAATTGGTGTGCTGAGCAGCCTCTGCCGGCGTGTAGATTTTACCTTCTGGCATTATGTTTTTTTACCTATCTAATGCAAAGGCTTGATGTATCACAGCATACTGAGAGGGCTTGTAGCCTTTGCGAGCGCTCACCAAATAGCGGGCCTGTGGGGCGATTTGAGAGTATTCAGGGCAAAAGAGTGCAGGGGCAGGCGAAAAGCCTCACCAGGGCGCTGCTGAGCGGCTCAGGATTGAGTCTATACCAAATCATTTGTAAAATAAAGCGGTGCAAAGGATTGAAAGGGTGTGCAATGGCAAAAAACGTGAGAGATTTTGCCATTTGGGCAGAGCAGGTGATTGCCAGAGTGATCACTGGCGAGGGCTTGAGCGCTGACCAGGCGCTGCCGGGCAGCAGCCGAGCACCTCTCACTCTCGCTGCCTCTCTGCGCAAGGCGCTCAGGGTTGAGGCAGTGAGAGTAAGCGAGGGTACAGGCGGCCATCTGGTGACGGTTGACCCAGCGCTCTACAACAGCATCGGCGGAAGTGAGAAATACGTCACACCCGTGCAGCCGCGCAAAGGGACAGGTTATCCGGCTCTTGCCTATGACAATCGTCTGGCTTGTGCTGACAGCGGGTGTCGTTTGGTTGATGGGCTTATCCTGGCCTTACTTGCTGATTGGGGTCTCTGCGCTCACGGCAGCTACATTCATCCGGCTGAATAGACAGGAATTTGAGCATAGCAGGAACGGGGTAGAGCGACACCGCATCGATGCGGCTACCGACCTCCGGGAAAAGGAACTTGATCAGACCCACGAACTCAAGAAAATGGCGTTGACGACCTATCTGGAGATTACCAGGGCACAGTATTTGGGGATGAATGATCAAAGCACTACTTGACCAGGTTTTGAACGACTACCAGGGCGCTGACACATCAGCTATGGTACTTGAGGAACTCCAAAAAGAGAACATGAAACTGAATGCGAATCTATCCAGAATGTCGGCGGTGCTGGCTCAAAACCAGCTGGAAGTGGACAGATTGCGGTGTTCTATACGCCGTCAAAAACCGTCCTATTCATGGCTGACAGAGAGGGCTGGCAGAGAGGGCCGAACTAGACGCCAAAGGGCTGTACACAATGCAGTGTGCCGGTCTACAGCCGTCCAGACGTAACGCCAAAGAAGTTTTGGGGATAGGTCGGCGTCGATGGGGGTGGGCACGGGCACTGGCTGTTCTGGCTGGGATTCACGACGGCGATTTGTTTGACGACATAGACCCGCGGACGGTTATCCAGCGGCTAAACGAGGTAGCTGAATATGCAGCCGAGCATCCCCAGACATTGCGTGAGCGACGGGCGCGATAACGACTGGCCCGACTGGACACACTGGACACGCTGGCACGGCTGGCCCGCCATCGCCGAAAACGGACCGCGAAGGGGCGGAGGGTAGTCAGGGGGGTATGCGTTGATTAGGAGAGGTATGGGAGGTGTGCGCAGCGACTGCGGTTGCGATCCGGAATGATTGATTTTGTCAGATTGCCGATGGCGTAGGGCTGGGGTATGATTGCCATAGAAATAGCAAAAGCGCTCCAGGTGTGAGGCCGGTGAGCGCTTTTGCAGAAACATATACAACTGGCGATAGAGTACACCGATCTGAATTTGGTGTCAAACCCGCCAAACTCATGTTTCTGCAAAAGCAATCCCAGACCAGACCCGCGGCGCATCGATGCGTTATGCGGGTTTTTTGTTTTCCAGGCTGGTTTGCAACCGATGGATTATTAATGAAAGGGTGGATTGATGGGCAACGGAATAAGAAAATTCGAACAGATGGTCATGGCTGAAACTGCACGTGCCCATAAATCAATGCTCGACATGATTGGGCCGTTGTCTGGTATTCAATCGGTATTCGACACTCTGAATAACAACCCCTGGATAAAGTACACCGACCGACTGTGGTTTGATGAGGAACAGGGGGAAGAAAGTATTGGAGTGAAGTTCTCCAACAGGCTGAAAGCAGCGGAAATGTAAGACGCTATTTATCAGGTAGAGACATCCCAAAATCGAGCTATTACGATTGGAAAAAGAAACTTGGGTATTGAGTGTCCGAACGTGTCCGAAACACCCGGACACATCCCGGACACCGAACCGGACACATTACCAGTACACTGAATTCAAGGAGGTGAAACAAAAATGCCAGTACACTGAATTCCACTGGACTATTCCGAAAAGCGCATTTTGGATGAACTAGCAGCGAACGACCTACGACAGCCGGTTCAGGTAATGCGCTGGCTATTGAGAAGTGAAGGGGTGCGGCGGGGAATCCTGGCCGATGCCAAACAGCACGAAACCGCCACAGGAGCTTTGCACGACACTGGCGGCGGTTTCGTGGAAGTCAACCCATAACCTTTGCGGCCCAAACAGCAAGCCATCTGCTGGTGGCAGTTATTCAATAACAGGAGGATAAGACGATGACCTACAAAACGTTGACCGTACCACTAGCAGAAAAGGAGTGGCACACCCTACAAACCATTGCACAGAGCGAGTATCGAAATCCCAAGCAGCAGACTGCTTACTTGCTGAGCTGCGCTCTGGGGGTGGATAGTCCACAAGAAAACGTCAATCCTATTTACCAGACCGGTTTTGAGCAGAAAGAGGCGATACAGAAATGACAGGCAAAAAAAACGCCCCCAGCGGGCAGCTGGGGGCGGGGACGAAACTGGACATTGCGGGGCCGGTTTCTGCGCGTAATGGTAGCACACCCGAGACGAAAATTCAAGCATCACATTTTGACGTTGACGCCGCTGTAAGGGACGGAATCATGACGCTTGAAGAAACCCCAAAGGAACGCCAGGCGGCTCTACTCGCTGAGGGCCCTCACGACGAAGGCAACGCCCAATGTACCAACCGGCTACACGGTGGACGCTTCGCCTTCAATGATGCGCTGGGGTGGATGCACCATACAGGAACGCATTGGTCAACGAACGAAGCAGAGCAGGAAGTAGACCGGGCAATCGTTGACACCCTGGGAGAACGTATCAAGGCGGCTTTCGCCGTTGACCCTGGCCGGTATGAATCTCTGATGAAGGCATGTGTACCCAATCGGTCACGCGTGCAGGGCGCAAAATACTTGCTGGGCAGTTTGGCGGTGATATCCCTGGCCGGGTTCGACACTGACCCGGATATGCTGAATTGTCAGAATGGGGTGATTGACCTGCGCACCGGGGCGCTTGTAGAGCATCACCCGGCGCAACACTACACCCACTGCGCGACGGTGGAGTATGACCCGAAAGCAGACCGGGGCGCGTGGCTGGCCTGGCTGACCGAGACTGTCGGCGCATCGATGGCCGATTGGCTACAGATGGCCGTGGGCTACAGCCTGACCGGGCATACCAGAGAGGAAGTGCTTTTCTATCTGTTCGGACCGTCCAGAGCAGGCAAAGGGCTTTTCTCCGAAGTCCTGTTAACACTCCTCAATAAGCCGGTAGCAACGTCGGTCAACTTCGACACCTTCACTGCCCAGCGAACCGGCGATAGTCAGAACTTTGACCTTGCTCCTCTGCGCACTACCCGGCTTATCTTTGCCAGCGAAAGCAATACATACGACCGCTTCAACGAGGCCAAAGTTAAAGCGTTGACAGGCGGTGACGAAGTGTACTGCGCATTCAAACATCGGCAATTCTTCTCCTACAGACCTGCATTCAAAATCTGGCTATTGAGCAATCAGCCGGTGAACGCTGACCCGGATGATGATGCGGTTTGGGGCCGGGTTCGTCTTGTCCACTTCCCCAAAAGTCATTTGAGCAACGAAGACAAAGAGCTGAAAGAACGGATGAAGTCACCGGCAAACCTGCGCGGCGTCCTGGCCTGGGCAGTGGAAGGGGCGCGGCGCTGGTATGACCTAGGGCCAGATGGCTTGCCAGACCCAGGCCCAAGTCGGGCACTCCTGGCAGAGCAGCGGGGCGAACTGGACAACGTGGGCGCGTGGTTGGACGAATGCGCTAAGGTCGATGCTGACGGCTTTTGTACGAACAAAGATATCTATAGGAACTATCGGGATTGGTGCGAAAGCAACGGAATTACGCCAAAACAGCAAAAAGGACTGATCCAAGCCTTAGAACGAAAAGGCTACAAGCGAACCAAAAGGTTAGCAGACAGCAAGCAATTACGGGGATTTTTAGGGTTTAGTGTAGCTTTTGCATAGGGAGAGGGACAGAGGGACAGGTAGGGACACTGTTTTCAGGTTTTCTCTATATGTGAAGAATTTACAAGAAACCTTGAAAACAGTGTCCCTACCTGTCCTTCTGTCCCTGGTGAACAAATGAACACACAAACGCTAGACACCGAACGAATCAAAGAGGGCGTCAACCTGGGTGATCTGGCCGGGCATTACACGACTCTACGAAAAGAATCGACGGGGGAGATGGCCGGGCCTTGTCCCAAGTGTGGAGGTGATGACCGTTTCCACTGTCAAGCTGATTGGTTCTTCTGTCGGCAATGTCACGAAAAGCGCGGGGATGCTATCGAGCTTTTGCAATGGCTGAATGGGTTGTCATTCCTTGAAGCGTGCGCGGCGTTGTCGGATGGCTCTTTACCAGTGACTACAGGCTCACCAGCGACACCCAAACGGGCCAAAACAGAACGTAAGACGCTATCGCATACCAAAGCGCAGAGCATAGCCAAAAGCGCTTCTGTGGCGCTTCTGGACAGTCCAGAGGGGCAACCGGGCCGGGACTATCTGATGGGCCGGGGCTTGTGGCCTGAAGCGTGGGAATTGTTTGGGCTGGGGTTCTGCCTAGCCTCACTGCCTGGCACTTGGAATAACGAGATAAAGCAGCACACAATGCAAAAGCAACCGGCGATCTGCTTACCCTGGGTATTGGGCAATGGGAAGATACCGGCGATCCGCTATCGGTTTTTGAGTGTTCAAACATACACGGACATAGACGGACAGGAACGTTCCGAGAAACAGACGGCGCAATTTGCAAGCGATTTTATCGGGCATCTCTTTGGTGGCTGCGCTCTTTCCAGGCCAGATAACGTTCCTGCGTTGGTACTGTGTGAAGGTGAATTGAATGCTATGTCAGTTTGGCAAGACACCGCCGGCGCGGTTGACGTGCTATCAATGGGCGGCAAAGATGCACACCTGACAGAAACGGCAATCCGGGCCATTCTCAAATACGAACGGGTGATCGTGTGGATGGATAGGGCAGAGACCGCAAAGAATTATATGGCGGCTCTGCCTGGGGCTGTGGGGTTTCGCTCGCCATTTCCAGACGATACCGGCGATTACGGGATGGATGCAAACGACTGTTTGCTGGCTGGGAAACTGCATGAAATTTTGCAACGGCTGATAGAAACCTAGGATGTACCTAGGGTGTATCTAGGGTGTATCTAGGGTGTACCCTAGGGTGTACTGCATATGATTGAGAATGAAACGGGGCACGACTGGCTCTATAAGTGAAAGCGAAAAATATCCAAATGGGTAAGACATACACTGTAGCACAATTCAAAGCAGCTATTCCGGGTAGTGGCAGCATTATATTAACCATTGCCAAGCGCGTTGGCTGCGACTGGTACACGGCGAAAAAGCATATTGACGCATCGGCTACCCTATCCCGGATGTATAAGGATGAACGGGAAAGTATCTTGGATATGGCCGAAAGCGTGCTATTCAAGAATATCAAAAACGGCGATTCTGCCGATTCCAAATGGATGCTTAGCAAGCTGGGCAAGGATCGGGGTTATGGGGATAGTGTCAATTTGAAACATAGCGAGAGCATAGATTTTAGCGTACTCACAGACGAGGAACTTCAGACAATTATTAACCAGCATAAATCGCACAGGATAGGGTGACGGCGCTGTTCTTGACAATCAAAGCCACTGGCAAGGAACTGGACGTAACGCGGGAACAATACGAAACCTGCGAGGACGTGACTGAACGTGTGAGACTGGCCGGGTTGATTGACGAAAGACCTCACGCTATCTCCTACCTGAACCGGGGCCGGGCCAGGGCTGATTGGGATACCGGGCAGGTACGAAAACAATTGCACATACTGGACACAGAGGTGGACAAGCTGCGCGCTCTGGTGGCAGATGCACCGGCCAAATTGGTAATGTTGGAAAAACGAATCTTGTTTTTCCGGCGCAAAATGGAGGGCGAGATAGGAAGGCAGGAGGCGAGCAAGCTGAGCACTCTGACTGCTTTCCAAAACGCACAGGAACGACTACAGGTGCTTGTGGGCGGAGGATAATGAACAAAGGGCTAGGCTCTATAGCTTCTCCATAAACTCCCGATAGCTTGCCAGCCCAGAATGGTTGCGCTCACAGATTACAGTAGACGAAGGATGAACAAACGTGGGTGATTCACTGATAGCCTGACATGCTAAGAGGTAGCCGAGAGTGCCGAGGGCGTAAGGGACAATTCTCCACTCAAGTTGTTAAGTTGTGATTGGAAATATTCGCTATACTGTAAATCAGGGGACCATGATTATTTCCTCGGTTCCCATCCTTCTCAGTTGTCTTTTCTTTTCATATCTTCGTCGTTCTAAAGGTGGGTTCTGTATGAAAGAGCGCAATCCGATTGTCTTTTTGACAGCTACCGTTACATTCATGTTTTTGCTGGTGATGGGCGGAAGCACGCTGCTCCCGGCGCTCGCGTTCGAAGCACCCCCTTATTACTATACTCAATGGGGCAGCTCTGGTAGTAGTGATGGAGAGTTCAAGTATCCCTTTGGTATGGCTGTAGACAGCAGCGGCAATATCTATGTAGCGGATTTTTTCAACTATCGCATCCAGAAGTTTGATAGCAATGGTGTCTTTCTAACCAAGTGGGGCAGTCAGGGTAGTGGCGACGGCGAGTTCCAGTACCCCTATGGCGTGGCTGTAGACAACAGCGGTAATGTTTATGTAGCAGATTCTTACAACCATCGCATCCAGAAGTTTGATAGCAACGGTGTTTTTATGACCAAGTGGGGCAGTCACGGTAATGGTGACGGCGAGTTCCAGTACCCCTACGGTGTGGCCGTGGACAGCAGCGACAATGTCTATGTAGCGGACTATTACAACCATCGCATCCAGAAGTTTGATAGCAACGGTGTCTTTCTAACCAAGTGGGGCAGTCAGGGTAGTGGCGACGGCGAGTTCCAGTCCCCCTCTGGTGTGGCCGTGGACAGCAGCGACAATGTCTATGTAGCGGATACAGGTAACCATCGCATCCAGAAGTTTGATAGCAACGGTGTTTTTGTGACCAAATGGGGCAGCCAGGGCAGCGGCGACGGTCAATTTCAGCGCCCCTACGGTGTAGCCGTGGACAACAGCGGTAATGTCTATGTAGCGGACTATTACAACCATCGCATCCAGAAGTTTGATAGCAACGGTGTCTTTCTAACCAAGTGGGGCAGTCAGGGTAGTGGCGACGGCGAGTTCCAGTCCCCCTCTGGTGTGGCCGTGGACAGCAGCGACAATGTCTATGTAGCGGATACAGGCAACCATCGCATCCAGAAGTTTGGTGCTGTGCCACCGACTTCCACACCGACACGCACACCCACGGTTACACCGACACTCACACCGACACCGACACCGACACTCACACCGACACCGACACCGACACTCACACCGACACCGACACCGACACTCACACCGACACCGACACCCAGGGCTACAGCCATGGGTGTCGGTGCCCCTTATTACTATACTCAATGGGGCGGCATTGGCAGCGGCAACGGTTATCTTTACCGCCCCTACGGTGTGGCCGTGGACAACAGCGGTAATGTCTATGTAACGGATACTTACAACCATCGCATCCAAAAGTTTGATAGCAACGGTGTCTTTCTAACCAAGTGGGGTAGCCAGGGCAGTGGCGACAGCGAGTTCAAGTACACCTACGGTATGGCCGTGGACAGTAGCGACAATATCTATGTAGCGGATAGAAACAACAATCGCATCCAGAAGTTTGATAGCAACGGTGTTTTTGTGACCAAATGGGGCAGTCAGGGTAGTGGCGACGGCGAGTTCAATTACCCCTCTGGTATGGTCGTGGACAACAGCGGTAATGTTTATGTAGCGGATAGAAACAACTCTCGCATCCAAAAGTTTGATAGCAACGGTGTCTTTCTAACCAAGTGGGGCAGTCAGGGTAGCGGC